ATATCCTTGCCATAGTAGAGGATGACTACACAATTCGCTTTGCTGGATACGCTCGCTCGGAGGATATAAAAAAAGAAGAGAATATTCGTAACATGGGAACAGGAGACTCGTATGTATTAGACCAACATCAACTATTAAAATTTAAAGAAAATGGCAAAACTAAATGAGAACATTGAATTGTTCAAGTGTTATGTAAAAGCATCTCACTTCACAAAAAGAGAGAAGGATTCAAATACTTACCACAAGACTTATGCATTTGCGGTACAATCTTGCGCTGGTAAAATACTTACCTTTCACGTTATGACAGATTACGGTATGATGAGATCAAGAGTGCCTATCTCTGAAATATACATGCACGAACCAACTAATGACGTTCCATTTCATTTTAAACAGCTGTGGGATTGTTTCTCAGAAAATGTCTCTGTCATAACTTACGACTATTTGTACGAGAAGAGATGTCAAGTAGTTCTGAGAGATAGCACATTAATTTGGGCAACTTATCTTATGACAGTTGATTGGTATAGAAATCCATATAGCGATGAGCCTAGCGATTACAAAGCAGGACATATACTTATTGCCGATGATGGTTATTTACTTTGTCAGCCTAATAATAGAATATACTGGAAAGATTCTAACTGGATCACAAAAGAATTCCCAATGGAGCCATCAACATTTAAAGTTGATACAGACTTACACTGCGTAGAGACTCTTTCTGATAAATGGGTTTCTGAAGACTCAGATTGTTATTACTATAATATAAAAGAAAATGCACACAAAAAAAATTAAAGTAGCTTACTTCCACGATAAAGAAGAAAGTAAATTACTAGAAGTCTCTGAATGGGCTAGTGGAGCCGGTGTAGACATAGCTATTACAAATGAAAAAGGGAGACAGTTAATCCCCCTGTCATATCGTGACGCTAAAAATTTGCGAAGACTTATTCGTTATATACTTAGGCCAATTGTTGATTAGCAATTCCACTTCTTTAGTGATAATGCTTTTCTTGTTGGCCGACCTTTCTCGTCCTTCATTGGACCAGGCATGCCGGACATTCTTGCACAGAATGATTTGCGTCTCTTGTCGTCTTTGCTACCCTTTTTTATCTCAGAAGGTTTCTTAGTTACAGCAGTTTGCAACTTAGATCCTGGGTTTGCTTTTCTATACGAGGCAACACCTTTCTTGTTGAGTCCTCCTGTAGCACTCTTACCTTCCTTTCGAGTCCATGCAGCAGTTGCCATTACTTTTTCTTTTTAATTTTACTCTCCTGTTTTAACATGGCGGCAGTAGGTTTTTTCCCAGACCCCTTGTTGGCGCGAATGTTATCCCAAAGTCCTCTTTGAGATACACTTCCATCCTTTCGTTTTAACATTTGTTTTTTAATTATTACTTCTTTCTTTTGCTTATAGATTCGTCCGCCTTGAACATCTGTCTGGCATATCTTGCATTAGGAGTTGCTCCGATAGATGTTTTACTGGTAGCTCCAGAAACTTTATAAATAGGTTTGTCTGATCCTGATTTTGTTCTAAGCAATTGAGAGTTGTTGCTATTATTTGTTCTCTTAACAAAATTCTCTTTTACTCCACCTGTGTTTTTAACTCCTACAGAGATAGATCTAGAAGGGCTAATAACAGCAGCGGTTTTAATCTTAGTTTTTTTTCCATCAGGATTAGTAAAAGAAGTTCTTCCAAAAGAGATAGACTTATCTCCAACTAATCTAGAACGCTCAACAGTTTTTCTATTGCCAGAATCACCGTAAGTTTTGGTTACATTTTTAACCAGCTTACCGTTTCTCACAACATTTTTTACTCTTGAAACATTACCTTCTGAAGATACAGAGTAATTAATAGTTTTTTCTCTTCCTTTCATTACCCTTGTCCTTTAGATAGTTTAATATAATTACGAGAACACTTAGAGCAAGAAGACTTGGTTTTCGAATGAACGCCAGGTCTTCTTACTTTAGGTTTCTTTTTAAAAGAGGTTGCTGTTTGTAGCTTTGCCATCTTTTTATTTTTTATCGTTTACCAACACGTCTGTGTGAAGCGAATTTTTTAGTTTTAACGTCTTCCGATGTTCCAGTATATCCTAATCTCGAATTAGTCACAACACCTCTTGTATCTCCAGAAGCTGCAAATCCTTTTTTAGTACTAGTACCTACACGATCAACTTGTTTAGCTCTCTTCCCATATTTTCTAGCGTTTTTACCAAGCAAAAACGGAATTCCACCACTGTCTGTAACTGATCTTGTTCTAGTAATAATCTTATCTCCAATTTGCTTAGATTTAGTCCCCGAACCTTTTGTTACAGCACCGAATTGAGCATTCTTTGTTACTGTAACATTTCTTCCAAGTAAATTTTTTCTATAAACAGCCTGTTCTTCATTGCGTGTATTTCTTTTATCTCCTACCCCTTTAAGGGTAGTTCTTTCATTTTTAGGTATTTTCTTTGAAAATCTTTTATTTGCAGCGTATTCACGATCATTCTTTATATCAAATTCAGATTTTTTACCAGTAGGAGAAAGTTTGTTTTCACTAGTATATTTTAAATAAGTACCAGTACCTCTAGCTTTTCCTCCACTAGTTGTTTGATAACCTTTTGAGTAAAGTTTTCTAACTTTATCCATTTTCTCATCTTCTCCTGCCTGACGGGCTGCTGAAACTTGTTGTGCCACTCCTTGATTATGAGCTTTACTTTTAGATAAATCATATTGACCCTCGGTTTTCTGTATAATTTCGGGATAATCACTTCCGCCCAATCTTGTTTTTACTTTTTGCATTGAAGGAAATCCGCTTGCGTTATATGAACCTTTAATTGGGACTTCAGTTACAAATTTTTGATCTCGCGCATCATTTGAACGATCAAATTGTTGTATGTTGCCTCTACGTTTAGCTCCGTATTCCGTTCCGTTTCTGTTGTATTTTGCAGGAACTTGATAACCTTTTTCTTTTGGAGCTTTTGGAACTTTTGGTTTCCTTTCTGGTGGAGTTCCAGTGTTTAAAGACATGCGTCTTGTTGTTGCCATGATTTTTTTTTTTAGTTTGTTTAATTAATTATAGACACAAAGATATACAAAATCTTATTATATTGCATTCATGAAAACAAAAAAATATAAATGTCCTGAGTGTGGATATTATAACGCTCACCAGCTCGGATGCTCCAAGATCGGAGAAAAAGTAAAGCTATGCGATATTGTTAAAGATTACCAAAAGGCTAAAGATTCTGGAGAGGAGTACAAACTACCTTCAAACATTTAACAACATTGTTAATAACTTATTTTGCATATTGTTTTTAATATTTTGTACATTTGTGAAATATATAACACACAATGCAAAAATTAAGAGTAACTAACCAGACGGTACACGATTTTACCGCCTCTTGCCACACATTATTAACCGAGCTGTTGGCACTCAACATGGAGCTAACTAACGAAGAAATTATTGAGTCGTTCACAGGATTGACTCAAGAATTAGCCTCTCGTTCAAATGAGGCTTTTGACAAAATGAGAGAAGATCCTGAGTTTCAACAAGAGTCTGTAGCGTTTTCTAATGCAATAGAAGAAATCCCACTAGATGAAGATAGTGAAGCAGTTGGTGTATGAGCGTATGCTCCGCAAAACCTTTAGCGAGGATCTATCTGATGATTTAAAGTTAGAGGTCTTGACGTGGGTACTCTCTCAAATGAATAAGAAAGAAAAATAATAGCTCCGTTGGCCAGGAGATCGTAAAACACAGTAAGCCTCTGACACAAGCTCAAGTAACTGTTCTCATCGTATAGGAGATAGGGTTAGCCTTCCCGATGTCGTTTAAAAAGGCACATAGGGGAGTGGCGGAATAAAGACGCTAAGGAGGTAAGATAGATAACACATAATAGGATTACCTAAGGTATAAGCAGGAACACCTGTTATAGCCTTTCCAGTGAGTGTTGTCGTGCAGGGTTATAACCTGTCTCCCTTGCAAACTTAAAACTAAAGACAATGAGCAAAAGATACACAATTGAACTATCAGAAGAGCAAATGAGATTGATCTCAGATTGCATGGATGATGTGTCTCGTTTTGCTGCTGGACAATGGCAGTTAAGAAGCACCATTGAAGAAATGTTGAGAGGCTTGCCATTTGATGAGCAGATGAAAAGACGTGATGAAGCTGAGGAATTACTAAAACAGGCTAAACGAGTTCTTCTCCCTGACTTTGTAGACAACGAAAGTTTTGGATACAACAGCACCGAGTTTATCGGAAACACCTATCAAATTACCAGAACGATATTGTATCAACTTGCAAAAGACAATGACTGGGATAACGTCTATTCCTCTCCTGCCTTGGCAAGTGGAACTTTAGGGACAATTAAAATTGAGCAGATATGAAAGAAACACTTGAAGAAGCTGCTGAAAACCATATGAATAAAAAACTTAAAGAAACGGCTGAAAGATTATTCCCAAAAGAAAAATACCCTACAGAGTTTGAAATATTTAGGAAGTGTTTTATTAGTAATGCTAAATGGGTAAGAGATAAAATCAATGGAGGTAACAATGAGTAACAAGAAGCAAACCTCTGTAGATGTCCTCTTCGAAATACTATGGGAATGTCCAAGAGATAAGTGGGAGTGGAATGCATTACTCAAGGAGGTAAGGGAAATACACAAGCAGGAGATGAAGGATTTGTATCTTGCTCATGTGACTAAAGTCCCTCGCCTGAGAGAAATCTTCGAGAAGCAATTTGAGGAATACTACACGAATACATTTGAGTAATCATGACACCTAAATTAAAGGCTAAGGAACTAGTCGACAAGTATTGGATCTATCTTCGAGCAGGACTGCTTTACGATGAGGAGGCAAAAGACGATGCGAAGCATTGCGCTTTAATTGCAGTAGATGAGATTATTAATACAAGAATGTCGGGTGTTGAATTTTTCTACTATTGGCAAGAAGTAAAACAAGAAATAGAAAAGCTATGAAGGAAACAAAAATTCAGCATATTAAATTCCATACTGGAACTCAAGAAATGGCAGAGCATGAACAATTTATAAAGTCATGTAATGAAAAAGATATTGAGATAATCGGTTTTTGGGTAACTTATAATGATCGCCCTCACCAACATATTCCTCACTACCTTCATTATGTCATAAAAACTACAAGCTATGAGCAAGGTAACAATAGAATTTGACCGGGTAGAAGAGGCGGATGAACTCCGTACTGCCCTCGATGGGATTAAATATAAAATGCTCCTCTGGGAACTCGACCAGAAGCTTCGCAGCGTGCATAAATACGGAGCCGCCATCGAAGGATCAGGAGAAGCCACTCCAGAAGAAATGGACGTATGCTACAGGATAAGAGAGTACATCCGACAGGAACTACAGGACAGTAATTTAACAATAGAATGATTGGTTTTTGGATATGGGCAGATTAATACGCACAAAGGCGTATTGCAATAATTCCAAAAATGTTAATATATTTGCAAAACACATAATAACTAAATCAAATAAATACTTTATGAAAACAAAAAGAACGGTGTTCATCTACAACACCAAAGAAACAACAGAGCAAGAAGCAAAGTACATTGTCGACATTCTGAACTGTGATGACTCAATGCTATGGGATGAAGCAGATCACGACGGAGTAGAAGTCTTTGAAGTACCAGTTGAATCAAATGCAAATCAAGAAACATTTGAAGAATTTTTAGAAAGAGAAGGCTACGATGAAGGTAAAACCCAAGAGATATGGGAAGACGGTGCTAGAAAAGGTGCTGAATGGCAAGAGAAAAGAATGTATAGTAAGGATGAAGTCTTAAACTTACTAATAGAGATGAATTCTTGGCCTACTATCTTTGATGGTGAAGAAGATATTACAGAGTGGTTTGAACAATTAAAAACTAAATAACTATGGAAAAAGAATTTGTACCCTACGAGTTGGCTTGGGAACTTAAGCAACTTAATTTTGATGAAACTTGTTTTGGATATTATCATAACTTGGGGTCTCCCCAATTAGTATTGTCCAAAAGGGATTTAAGAGCATATAATGGTAATAGCATTGAGTATTGTTTAGCACCATTATACCAACAAGCATTCAGATGGTTTAGAGAGAAGTATGATTTATATGGAGAGGTAAAATTAACTTCTGTAAATCTACCCGATGAATCTGACTTTGCATGGTATGCTTATGATGCATCTGGAAATGATTGGGAAGATAACGTATTTCAAGAGACATACGAAGAGGCTGAATTAGTTTGCCTACAAAAGCTAATAGAGATTGTTAAAACTAAATAACTATGGAAAAGAAACAAACAGCGGTTGACTTATTAGTAAGCATACTAAACAAGGAAGGTTTTGCTCCCGTATTAACTGATGAAGAGATACAAATAGCCAGGCAAATGGAGAAGGAGCAGATACTTGATTCTTACATTGAAGGTCATAGCATATATGGTGAGTCTACAAATGCCGAACAATACTACAACGAAACTTACGGAAAAACTAAAAATTTATAACTATGGAAAATACAAAACAATTAGCATCAGTTAAGGCACTATTAAATCCTCCATATGTAGGTAAGTATTGCATAGGAGGTTATGGTGGAGGTTATGGTGGAGTGTGTATCTCTTTTACAAAAAAACCTAACTTCTTTCATCGTGCAATGATGAAGATGTTCTTAGGATGGGAATGGACTGACATAACTAAAAACTAAATAACTATGGAAAAGAAACAAACTGCGGTAACACTATTATTTCAAGAATTTAGAGCTTTATCCGAAGTTATGAGAAAAGCAGGTGATGAGAAAAATGCTAACCTAATTGATTGTTTATGTGAAAGAGAGGAGGTAGCCAAGCAAATGGAGAAGGAGCAGATTATTGATGCAAGACAAGATGGTATTGATGCTGTGTTTAAAGGATATTCAATAAGTAATGAGGAATACTACAACGAAACTTACGGAGGTCAAGATGAAAACTAAATAACTAAACAACAATGAAAAAATTATTTGTACTAGCTATGGTAAGCCTTTTATGTTTACCTGTATTTTCTCAAACTTCTAACTATTACATTGAAATAGTTAACAATGACTTTAACAACGATAGTTGTGGAATTATAAATATGAGTATTGACCCTGCTGCTAATTATACAGCTTGTGGTGTAGTAGTAAATGGGGTTGTTATTAAAAAAAGTGTAACATACCCTTTTACCATGACTGCTGATCGCATATTCAATTTTACTCTACATTTTGAAACTACTTGTGGATGTGTCTATGATTTTATAATCTCAGATACAGTAACGTTTGTACCAAATACCACATATGCAAGAGTAATTTTTGCTGATGGGGATGATTGCAATGACTCAAGTACTTTTGTTCTAGGGACAGATGAATTAGAAATTACTACGGTTTTAACAATTTATCCTAACCCAGCAACTGAACAGATAACTTTAAGTAGAATAGGTGATGTGTTAATTTATTCATCTAATGGAAAGTTAGTTAAAAATGTTAGGAATGAGAAAATAATTGATGTTAGTGATTTACCAAGTGGGTTATATCTTGGATTCATTAATGGGAAGAAGTTTAATTTTATTAAAAACTAAATAACTATGGAACACATTTATTTTTGGGTGCCAACCTTATTACAAGTCATAATGATTATTGAATTAAGACTTATTAGGGAGAACACAAAGAACAAATATTAAACTCTAAAACTAAATAATTATGACACCAAAAGAAAAAGCAAAGGAATTATTAAAAAGAATGACGGTACATCATTGGACAGATGTATGTGATTCTGAAGGAGCTAAGCAATGTGCCTTGATAGCAGTAGATGAGATAATTAACACAGGACTTTTAGAAGGCACAACAACAGGAGTGTTAAAAAAGTATTGGAAAGAAGTAAAACAAGAAATAGAAAAACTTTAAAAACTAAATAACTATGGAAAAGAAAGAAACTGCGGTTGATTATCTTGTAGAGCAATTATTCAAAATACGTAATAATACTACTGAAGTTAAAGAAATGAATAGTAAAAGTATTATTGACCAAGCCAAGCAAATGGAGAAGGAGCAGATGAAAGAAGCTGCTTTAGATAATGTTACTACCAATGAAAAATTAAGAAAAATATTTGAAATTCAATTTGAAGATTTTTACAACGAAACTTATGGAGGAACAAAATGAGTAAACAAACTGCGGTTGAATGGTTCGTTGAACAACTCGATAAACTTGAATATGAGTATGATGTTGAAGGAATAAGCATATTAGAGTTCGACAAAAGAAAAATAGAAATTGAAAACCAAGCAAAGCAAATGATGAAGGAGCAGATTGAAATGGCTTACAAAGAAGGTAATCATTCGGAAATGAGAGGTGGTAAAGTCATTTTTGAAAAAATGGAACAATACTACAACGAAACTTACGGAGGTCAAGATGAAAACTAAAACGGTAGAAAGGCTCCTCAAGGAAATAGAGAATAGGCCCTGGCATCTTAAACTAAGGGACTGGTGGAACATTAAACGATGGGTATGGACCTGTAGAACTAGATTCATTTGGGATCTGAGTTATGAACGTAATATCTTTAGAAAAAAGAACAATGGCTGATATAAGTAAGTGCATAGGGACAGATTGTCCCCACAAAGAAAAGTGCTACCGATTTACAGCACCGGCTAACGAGTACGCCCAAGCCTATTTTACGGAGCCGCCAATCAAGGAGGACGGAACCTGCGATATGTTCTGGGGAAAGACACAGACAGACATCCTCTCCCAACTCAAGGAGATTGTCAAGGGATAGCGTGACAAATCCTCACGCCTTCAAAAATTGTCAAGATATCGTTTTACCTTTTGGATTTTTTTGTCCTGCAAGTCAATGACTTTTCGTGACAAATACATAGGTAAAAATGTTACCACACTATAGTATGGTATAACAGTCATTAACCCCAATTTCACAGGCTAATGCATAGTATATCATACTTTAATGTGGTTTAGGTAAAATGGCAAACCTCTCCCTTATAAGGAGCATAGCCGCCTAATTTTATCCCTCTAATGACATCTTATGAGTTAGATGCTATAAACCACACCTGTCCGATATAAGCGGACAACCAACAAAAGACAGTGTTCTCATTTACTGGCAAATGTTTGATTGTGGAAAATAATCCCCAGAACAGGCGATATAGTGGAAAATAATCAATAAAGCATACACCTTTATCAATCATAGTGGAAATATCAGTTTCAAACTGACAAGGGTGATATAAAACGCCATTACTAAAAAATCACAAGAGTATTGGCGAAATATAGAATGCCAAACTCCGTAACAAAAACACGCCAAACTCGGAAATCCTCCGAATTACTGCATGAATTTTACCATAATCCCCATGCACCATTGTCAAGTTTCCTGAACCATTAAGTTGACATCGACAAGATGGTAGACTATATCTTAACGCTGTACGAAAATTATACATTAAAGCAGTCGGTTACAAAACGTAGCCAACTGGTGACAAAAACCCGTGACAGTTTATCACAGGTTGGTTAGTAACACTACCCAACTGTCGACACATATTCGACACTCTAGAAAAAAAATTTTTTTAACACACTCGATATCGATAGGTTTAGCATTATGCAAGAAACGCATTTTGCGATACCACCCCCTACCCTATAACCACATTAATCCGGTAGCCCAAATGGGATAGCATAGAACACATATCGCCAAAGGACACGTCAATCGATCCTCTCTCAACACGACTCAGCCAGGCACCACTCTTCCCCACAACACCGGCCAAAGAACATAAGCTCATACCATGTAACTTACGCAAACGTCTCAAATCATCCGTCAACATATTAAAATAATTTTAATTGACCCATGCTCTTAACGCCATCCATAATAGGTTGAACATTAGGGTCTATAATATCAGCAAACTCTATCTCGCAAAAAGTACCGCAGTCAGGCACAATAGGTGGATCATGTCTACCCTCACTCTCACTCATCTCATCCAAGAAACGACCCTTTATACAAGAATGTCCAACCTCCCTTTCCAAAACAGCCATACGCTCATACTGATCCGGAAAATGTTTTCTCACATGATTCCAATAACCCTTCCCTCCCTTGACACAGCCTATACAATTGTTGTTATGGAAGCCTAAGGTGTACATCTCTGGTAAGCGTATACCATTCTTCAACAAAAGCTCGGCACACATACTCTTAGTCATCTTCTGGTCAATCAAAGGATAAACAGGCTTGCTGTCAGGATACTGTTGAGCAAAGCGTATAGCTCGATTAACCTCCTTCTGGCTGAACTCAAAGCCAAATACTTGCCCCTCATATTCAAAATCTTTCTCGATAGCCTTACGAACATCCTTCTTTAACTCCTTGGTACACCTAGCACCAGCAGCACCATTAACATAACCAGTACGCTTGATCACATCAAACTGATCTACATACTTACCGCTACGCCTACGCTCAACAGGGACACCAATCCAACGCTCACAGTCAACAATAAAACGCTCGTTATCCTTATGGGCAGAGTCAATCTCCATGTAAAACAAACGGACATTCTCCTTGCCATATATCTCAACAGCCATACGACAAGCCACAGCCGAAGTAACACCACAACTAAACCATCCAATGTACATAATTTTTAAATTTTTTTTAATGCGTTTTACAAATATACAACAAATTTACGTCTCAGTTAACAAAACGCGGTAAAAGTTTTACTCAGAAGTAAATAAATAACCACAAAAAGGGGATCAAGGGATAATCAAATCCAAAACAAAAAGGGGGCAAGAAGTTTATACATGAGGGTTTCCAATCCCATGGCCCACCCCCCTCGAGCAAATAAAATCGGCTTTTGCGACCCCACCCCGGCCTAGCAGGAACCATGACCCAAGCCAAGCCATTGATTGTCAGTATGTTAGCTCCACGTTTCGCCCCTAACTTTAAGGCTTGCCCAGCCAACACATTATATATGTAGCGATACATGATGTCGGCATCATACATCACACGTCAGCTCTAGCATACAGCACAGCAACCCAACAACAACAGGCCATGCAATACTATACAGCTCACACACACCGCATGTCTATTGCCCTGTAATACTATGGCATATCATCAGTCAACAAAGCCTTGACCTCAACCCCTTAGTGTATAATGTACACTTACCACGTTTTCCACATAAGCCTGTTCATAACTATAGTGTGCCGTTAACACAATAAACCATGGCATACATGAGTTGCGCCATTCCCTTGACCTTAGTGTACATTGCACACCAACCTTAGTGTACTTCATACACATTACCCTATTCAGTACGGCAGAAACCCTCCGCATGTGACCTTTTATAAGTCCTACCAAACCTACATTCCTTTCCTATAGACCTTCTGCATCCCTTGTCTTTGCTGTGTTTCTAAAATAGTGCGAAATATTATCATTTTTTTATCATTGATAATCAGTTAGTTATAATTTATTTTCATTTATTTTCATATTCCACACAATATAATCTAGCAATCTGCATTATCCCATCAAGAGCAACGGCTCGGAGGTTAAATTGAAATACTAATCACACACGAACCCGAAGCGTTCCCTACTATATAGCGATGTGAATCAGCCATTAGGTAGGAGAGAACCACTAGTAAGTAACGTAGCAAGTGAGTGTGTGTGACGGGCTAACAGCCTAATCTTAGTGAGACGAGGGAAACCGACTCTCTTAAGTGTGACGGACAAAAGGGCATGCGTAAGGTCCTGCGAGAAGCACATGAGATTGTACACGGGGTATCGCATCCGAGAAAACACGACAAGTTAGAGTTTATCGTTACCTAACTACAACCGACAAATGCATCACTGCTGATAAAGTACATGCTCGGGAAGACGATAGGACTCATGAGGCGGTCCATAAAGCCTGAAGTTCTTTGACATCTTGGAGAGAGAAAATCTGAAACGCTAGGAGAGGTATGCTCGTGAGAGGTATCTAGGGGTTCGAGTCCCCACGTTTCGCTAACCAATTAATACACACACTATGTACAAAATTGCATTTCATCTAGCACGAGGAGTTCACTTCATGCATTGGCAAATTAAGGGAGATAACGGAGAGGTAATCTACGTTAACCCTAACGAGAGTGACATTGTTATTCACGGATGTAAACTGAAGAACCAAAGGAGTACCTCACTCAAGATTCACCAAGGCGGTGACAAGTTCAGATGTGCTTGGGTTCAATTCGATTCATTCGAGATTGTGCCACTATCTGACTACACCTCTAAGACTCAAGTTCGTTTCAATCCGAGGGTTAAACCTACGTGGGTTGTAGGAGGTGTTGACGAGCAAGACAACAGAGAGTTCAACGTCCTTTACACTAACCGTTCACAGCTATTTGCATAAGGTTTACTGAAGAGAGTTTAATACTCGAAACGGGGGTTATCCCCGTCTAAACCAATTTAAATCAATAATGCCATGGAGACTAAAATCTTAAGAATCGAGGGGAACTTTGAAGTAATCGGGTTCTTCATCAACGGAGTACTAGTACGCACCACAAAGAGACGTGTATACTCTTGGAACTAAAAGTAATAGAGGTAAAGGTTAACTGACGAGGGTTTAGTATCCGAAACGTGAGGCTCTCCAGCCTCATGTCTTAACCAAATAATTATTGCCATGAATACTGAAGAACAACTGAAAAAAAGGCTTGCCCTTATTGAGGATGACTTGCGAGTAATTCGAGAGTTCATCTACATCCAAGGTTTGACATCGGAGTTCGAGAAATCGACCCCGTATTCTGACGAGGCTTGGGTTCACCTGAACAACATCGACATTGCATGTGACCTGAGCGATGACGAGTGCCTGACTTGGAAAACATTTACAAACTTTAACGAACAAACTAGACCGCTATGAGCAGAATCACCAAACTTCAGAAGCAGATTGCCGATGCACACATCAGAGCAAATCGAGAGGGTTCATTCACTAACTTGAAAGTAAATTCAAAAGAGGAATTTCACCAAGCCTTGGAGAGAGGTGAGACCTACGAAATAGTCTACAAAGAAATTGTATACAGATACGCCTCGATGACTAGCCTGATAATGGCTAATGTACTAGACCACGAGAGCAAGGCTTACACACAGGCTGTGTACAAAGGATTTAAAAACGTGCTTAATTCAATCGATGTAAAATGAAACCGAGTTACCACAACATGAAGCTACCCATGATTAAGGGAGCAATAACCTTCCCCTGTAGGGCTAAGGTAGAACTACGCATTCAGGTATACGGAAGAGTGGTAGTGAGTGAGGTGAACTTCAGCAATGAGGTTCACGTTATGAACTACACGAAACTGATGTACCGCAAGATGATGGACGTACTGACAATTGAAAAACTTAATAACTAATAAATACACACACATGAACATTGACACACTAATCGCATACGAGTCAGGGGAACTGAACGATGCCGATACTATAACCTTCTTTGCAGACCTTGTTAAAACCAAGATGGCTTGGAGTCTTCAGGGAAGTTACGGACGCATGGCTTCAGCCATGATTGATGCAGGGTTTATCTCTCCTGAGGGAGAGGTGACCGAGTTAGCAGAAGAAACCTTTAATAATTAATACAATGGAAAAACTATTCAAACAATTAGTGGGGAAAAAAATCGCCAGTCTCCGTTACATGACCAAGGGCGAGTGCGAGGCACTAGGGTTCCACAAGAGTTCGATAATCATTCGACTAGACGATGGCACATGGCTCATCCCAATTGCAGATGATGAGATGAATGACGGAGGTTCTCTGTACACGATAGGCAAAGGGGAGGAAAATATAATACCAACAACGTACACCACATGAAGACTAAAAGATATATCCTGACATTGCTCAATGAAACGGGAGGAGTAATTGACGCGAGAATATTTTACGCACTCAGTAGAGTGGATGCACTCGAGCAGGCAAAACTGTTCATGAATTTTCAAAATCTTAAACTTAAATTTAAACTAAACCTTTTTAAATAATAAACACCATGAAATACACAACACAAGAAGGCTTCAATTGGGAGATTGTAAGCAAGGAAAGAGCAATTGCATTACTTCAGGCAGGTGCAGAGGTCTACAAGGTATACGATGACGAGAGTGAATCTCTTATTGACTTGGAAGATGAATTATGGGACGTTTCCGGACTCATGTTCTACGCCATCGATGGAAACACTGCAAGGATTTTTCAGAAACAAGCACCGAGGAAATGGGCGAGGGTTGACACTGCGACTGGCAAAGGAATGAACGAGGGTTTCTGCGTAGGTGAGGGTGACGCTTACTTCGAGGAAGAGGCTGACCTGATTAAGTACCTGAGAGGGCTGAATGAAGAGGGGAACAAGGAGTTGTCTGATGACTTCATTCTTGCCGAGGCTTACGCTTTGGAAGAGTATTACTACACAGAGTGGGACGTTGAAGACAGCGACTATTACTACGAGGAACAAGCGGACGGAACACTAATAGAAATTAACCTTTAAAAAATAAACACCATGAAAAAAGTAAATTCAGTAACAGCATCACGCTTCTTAGCTTGGTACTTCTCAGATTCAGATATGGTAGAATCATTCGGCCAGCGTGCAGTAAAAATGCTACAGGATGAGGGGTTCGTGAATATCTCAGCAAGACAATTATTTGAAGATTGCGGATACATTCCTTCATTCATCTGCGAACATGGGGACGTGGATTGGGATGATGCACGAGAGTACTCTCCTGAAGAAATAGAATTTATCAATGACTAACCAATAAAACCAAACGCCATGAACACACAACAAGTAACACAGGAAGACATCTTCAAAGTAATCAACACACTTGCTATTCAGGTGCGAAATGACCTGATGGAGAGTGAGGTATTCGAAGATTCAGATACACTGGAAACGATAAAGACCATTGTCTTTCTAGCTCAACTACACAACTCTGATTGGAGCTACCCTTTTACCGAGGGAGATACTTACTATACCATCGAACATGATACAATTGTCGAGTCGGTGTGGGACGAGGAGAGTAAGGAGTTGTACCTGAGCGACAGCAATAAACTTTACAACCACTCAGACCAGCAATACTTCAGCAGTCTAGATGAAGCAGTACACTACTTCAAGAGTAAAGCTAAAACAACCCCTAAAATCTCATTGCTATGAACACACACGAAATAACCATTAAGAAACGCCCGATGCAACAACACATCGGAGGGAGTCAAGACATCGTCTTCCACACACGGAACAAAGCTCTCTCTCGCTTCTTTGAAATGTCGGAGGAGCTAGGCTACGAGGTGGAGGTGACCTACAAGAACAATCTTGTCACATACGAGGCAGGAGGGCGAGGCCATGATCATAGAATTGAACTTAAACTAACAAACGTACTAGTATGAAAGAAACAACATTCTTCTTCAACGAGGTTGGAGAGACCTGCACTATCGAGGTGCATCTGAACCGCAAGCTAGACTACAGGAAGACCTTTAGCAAGGTGACATCATTCTCTGAGGCAGTTGCCAAGTATGAGCAGTGGAAGGCAGACCAAGAAACATTTAAATCCGTAATGATATGAACGAGCAAGAATTTCTGGACTTCATGTACAAAGAGTACATCGAGGTAATCGCAACGACTCAGCAGGTCTGTCCCATAACTTATGAACTATTGGACTACAAAACTTGTGTAGTGGTGGATGCTTATGATGGTGATACTCTGAAGGATACGCAGGCACTCTCGCCTAACGCTATTGCAGAGGATAGCTTGAGGATAATCATAACCGACTTTGCTATTATGAGAATACGCCCAGTCTTCCTATCTTTGAACCCACTATTAAAGGACACAATCAAATCACTAAACAATTAATCTAATGGAACGAGACGAGAAAATCATCATCGGATGCGTAGCTGTGCTTATTGCCACGATATACTTCAGCATCCTGTTTAACATGAAGGCCATGGCCATAGTAAGCATGCTTGTTCTAGTCGCTGCCTTCCTAGTCGCACAACTTATTGAATCAATTAAATAAACCAAACACCCATGAAAAAACAAATAGAAACATTAATCAGTCTAGCTCGCATGGTAGCAGACCTTCACTACAATTACAATATCAAAGATGAGGTTGTAAACCACACGCACAACATCCGAGTAATTCAGGCTAACGAGAGAGATAATGAATTTATCGTGGTGGTATTCACTCGTAATAGACTTGATTTTAGTGTTCGTTTCTCTAACTACAGCGGAGTTAACTTGGAGTTCCCCTTCTCAGCAAATATTGAAGAGACCCTCGACCCTCTTATTGAAGAGGTGAGTGAGTCTCTGAACGAATGGCAGGCAAATAGTCAAGAGGATATAGTTCAAATGAAATTGGATGCCGTAGAGAAGAGAAGACAGACTTTGATAAAATTAACAAACGAACTAAACGAATTGGAGGGCAAACTATGAAACACTTTGTAAAAGACATTGCAGACCAAGTAATGCTAGATGTATGTCCATCAGGAAGATTACTAGCCTTCAACGAAGTCCATGTTGTGGATTGTGGGAACAAGAATATCAAGGTATACCTTCAAGGTGTAATTAACATGGATGAGGAGAACTTGATAATCCACACCGCAACTTACACGGATGATATGGAAGCAGATGAAGACTTGCCTGAGGACTGGAAAGAGTTCGATGACAGCGAGATTATTTATCTAGAAAAGCATTTACAATACTCGTAGTTCATGGGTAAATTGGTTAGAAGAGAGGGGGTAGACTTTGTCTATTCCCTTTTTTTGTTTTCACTATCTTTGTAATCAATAGGTTAAACACTATCTCACTAATAAAAATACACGCTCACATGAATAAGCAAATATCACCCCGTAAAAACAACATGACTTACGCTGTAGTATACATGATGGTTGCTTTTAGAAAGCTCAGCAAAATCAACATCCAGAACGCATTTATCACAAAAAAAATTGGCCGTTTATGATAGTAAGAGAAACCATTCAGGAGGGGACTTTAAAACAAAATAAGAACCCATCAATAGAGATACCTAAGCATGTTTTAGACCACCTTATTTCATCTTGTAGGTCACACGCTGACGTATTAAACATGCACTATATATGTAACAAGCAGAAACTCCCGTTAAGATTCATGAACGACCTTATCATCAGGAAGAAGCCTCTAAAGAATAGAGAGAAGATAGATTTGATGCTCAAGGGCTTGATTGAATACTGCGAAGAGGTAGACGAATTACGGCTCAAAATACAAAAGATAATAGATGAAATCGGTACACAAGACAAGGGCTAAGTGGCTAATTTATTTTGCCAATAGGAATATCAACCCGAAGAAAGCTTTGATGGTATTCCGTCCTGAATATGACAAGCCTGATATAAGTAGGATGATGTCACTTTTCTTCGGTACGCCTAAATTTACCGAGGCTGACATTGAAGACTGGAGAGCAATTAAGAAATGTATAGAACGAACTGAAGATAGAAACAATGGCAAACTTTTCTCGTAGTAATAAGTACAGAAGTCGGGCTGAGAAGTACATGGAAATTGACAGCCTACATAAAAGGGTTGTTGCCATACTCACAAAGACTGGCCTTAGAAATGATCCCAAGGCTTACCTGACATTTGATCTGGCTCTCTATCCCATGGATATCGATCAGAGGAGGAAGATTCTAAAGAAGATATTCAGCCCTGATGGGAGAGAGATTAAGGAGGAGCATAAACAACAAATAGAATTGTTAGAAACTTTTTTCGATAGGAATTGTAAAAGTTTGTAATTCTTTTGTATATTTGCATAAACCAATAAATAATAAATAACTATGGAAACACACGACTTATTCTTCTGTCGCTACTGCGATGAAGACTTACTAGACGAAAGAATCAAAACCGTGGCCGAAGACCAGAACATCGAAGAGGATGAGGCCAAGGACATCATTGACACCGAGGGGGAGATTGGATTATGCAGAGCATGTCAAAGCGAAGAGGATTCAGACTGGTAAATATTAACAAGTAAATTACACACAAATGTCAAACATAACAATTTCACCAAAGACGGTAATGCCGTTCATCGAACCTCGCAGAGAGGAAATGATTAAGCTGATGGGAGGAGAAGAAGTTCTCATGAGAGAGATGTCTTTCGCCATCCAAGCTGCTAACAACAACCAAGTGTTGGCAAATTCTAACCCACAATCAATTGCAATGGCTGTGTACAACTGTGCATTGACCAAGTTGTCTCTGAACCCTGTAATGAACCTAGCTTATCTAGTTCCTTTCAAGGGCAACGCGAAGCTAATGCCAGGATATCAGGGGATGATTAAGCTTATCTCTGACACAGGGATTATCAAGTCGGTATCTTCGGCGGTAGTTTATCGAGGGGACGATTTTGACTTTGTTCAGGGGACTAGCCCGGAGATTATACACAAGCCTAAGGGTGAGACCTTCAAGAACAGCGATGTCATAGCCGTGTACGCAATCTTCGTACTACACAATGACGAGAAACTGTTCGAGATTATGTGGAAGCCTCAGATTGATGCCATCAAGAACCGATCGGAGACAGGGCGTAAAGATGAAGGGCCGTGGTCTACAGACTACGGGGAGATGGCACGCAAGACGGTTGTCAAGAGAGGTTGGAAGTCTATACCGAAATCATCTTTCGCACTAGACAAGATTGAGAAGGTTAACACGGCTATCAGCATCGACAACGAGGAGTACAAGACAGTCGAGTATGTTAAGATGAGCGAGGAGCAAATCGAGAGACTGCTTGAGAAGACAACCAACGTGGTAGAACTTGAGGCTGCACTATCTGACGAGTCGGTGATGATCGATCCAGAGCAGAAGAAAGAAATCATAGAGAAAGCTAAAAACAAAAATAAAAAAGGAGGTGACGATGAGTAACTTGTTAAATGAAATCTTAAAGGAACAGGCCATGGCCGCAGATCAAAGGTCACAGGCATGGTTCAACGCTCGTGTGGGTAAGTTTACCTCATCAGAGATATACAAGCTTCTTACTAACCCTCAATCAAAAGAGGCCCGTGAGAAGGGAGAGATGTCTGAGACGGCTAAGACATACGTCATGTCTAAGGTTGCCGAGGAGATGGCCGGGATGGAGCAGACTACTAACTCGGCAGCTACAGACTGGGGCTTGGACCACGAGGCAGAGGCTTGCAACCTATACGCAGAGATGATGGAGTCTCATGTTGACTCTACCGGATTCATACCGTACGGAGACCACGCAGGGGGTTCTCCTGACGGTATCTGTTCACGCTTCGGAGTGATTGAGATTAAATGTCCTTACAACTTTGAGAATCACATTCAGAATCTACTCATAAAGGACGAGGCTGAGTTGCTTAAGGAGAGAAAGGCTTACTGGTGGCAACTTCAAATGAACATGCTGGTCGCAGGCAAGGAGGAGGGGATGTTTATATCTTACGATCCTAGAATGGATGGCAAGAGTAAATTACAAATAATTCCCGTACATTTGCAAAGCAACACAAAAGAAGTCATAGACACTGTCCTTGATAAAGCAGTAGCTTACAAGCAAATGTTAATTGAGATGATAAAAAACAGATAAGTATGTTAACAGACAAAAAGAAACACCAAATCATTGCCTCTGTGCTACACGCAAACTGTTTTGTAATACTATCTGACGAGATAGGGCCACCATACTGGGAAAAGGAAATCAAGATGATTGCCAAGAGGTATGTGGAAGCTATCGAGAAGAAGTACAAATTGCTAGCATCTGTTCTGTTCCAAATTGAAGGGGGGGATATGTATCAAAAGGCTCAGTCCGACTGTGAAGAACTTGTTGCCCTAATTAGTAAGCTAGACTGGCACAAACACCACAAAGTAATTGAATACATTAAAACCCTTGAAGAAGATGAACAAGATTCAGAAAACTAATCTATACTTTATTGCTTTCATTGTCGTTCTTATTTTATCTGGAGTAATCCTGACTAAAATATACACTGGCGAGAAAGTAATGGTTAGATCTTACAACGATTCAATCTCAGCAAACAATCTTAAAATAAGAGAGGCGCAAAAGATTGTAGATTCATTAAAGAAAGAGTTAGCTAAACAAGATGTAGAGTACGTCTACATAAAACAAAAAGAAAGTGAAACAATTAAAACCTACAAAAATGAAAAATCTATTATTGATCACGCTCCTATTAGCGAGCAGCTTGAGCTTTTCACAAAAAACCTCAAAAGGCTTGACAGCCTCAACAAGCAAGGATACTTTGATTTCAATCAACAAGAATGATGTTGACTTGTTAAACAAAGTAATTCTGTCAGAGAACTTCTACAGGTCTTTGTACGATTTGAATGACGAAAAGATTAATTTGTTTGAGAGTAAAATAAAAACTCTTCAAGGTGTTGTGCTGTACGATTCAATTGTTATGAAAAACTTACAAGACAATGTATACCTTTTAGAGTACGACTTATCTGTAGCTAAAGAAAGTGCTGACCGTTCTTACAGCGAAAGATCAAAAGCTGTTATAAAAGCATACGAGTGGAAACAACGTGCAATTTTAGGTATTCCAATCTCTTTAGCCGGAGGATTTTTAATCGCAACTCTAATCCAACACTAATATGAAACCACTATTTGATCGTATAAAGTTTAAGCCACACATACGCAAGGCTGTAACGTCCGACATTATTATAACAGAGACTAATGAGAAAGTGTTTAAGGACGAGGGATACGTCACAGACATTGGAGAGGAGGTTGAGTTTGTAAAAGTTGGAGACAGGATTAAATTCCTAGAGAAAAATGTAACATGGGTTTCTGAAAACGATGTGACCTTTGGTCTTATCTCTGAGGATCATGTGTTAGCTATAATTGATGATGAGAACGTTCAGGAAGGTTAAGTACTGGAACGGCATCTTAATCGAATCTGGGGCCTGCTTTAGGTGGGTTAATGACAATCAAGTTGTCCACTTCGATGGTGCTAAGGAAGGCTTCTTTCACTCTTGGGGGTTCTCAAGCGGAGAAACTGTCGGCATAGTTGAATCTCTCGAGGGGGAGATTCATCTTGTCGATCCTCCGTTCATTAGATTTACACACACAGATAGCACTACAGAATCTTTAAACGAGGCTCTAGAATTTATTAATGATGAGGAACAGAGACAGAGAGTAATAGATGTTATATTTAAAATGAAGTGATGAAGGTAAATGTAAAACCATTGTCTATAAACCAAGCGTTTCAGGGCAGAAGATTTAAATCTCCGGAATATAAGGCATACGAAAAAGAATGTCTTCTTAATTTACGACCGTTTAAGTTTCCACAGGGACAAGTATCTATAACTTTGATCGTGGGGTACTCAAATAAGGCAAACGATATAGATAACAGTATTAAACCTATCCTAGATATACTACAGAAGAAATATACCTTTAACGATAAAGATGTATATGAGCTGCATGTGTATAAGGTAATTGTAAAAAAGGGAGAAGAGTTCTGGCAATTTGATGTCAGGCCACTATAAAGAAGTTTTAGTTAAACAAAAGAAGGGCGGTTACTTCAAACGTGGAGTGCCGCCTTTTCCATTTCTAGCGCGATTGCTAGACTGTTTCTCTTTTACTATCAACCCTTTCTTTGTGTGGCTCATGTCTTTACCGTCCTTGTTACCGTAAGTTCCAGATTTTTTATTCTCTTTATTCAGCTCTGAACGATACTTACGTCTCTCGGGAGTAGAGTGATATTCTTTGTTATACTCATCCTTCTTAGCCTTAGCCTTTGGGTTAGACTGAAAGTATTTAGCACTCTCTGATTTGCCTTTTTTAGTACCTGCTAGTGAATTTCTCATGTGACAAATATACATATAAAAATATTACAAGCCTTCCGAGTAATATGCTATCTTAAGGATCCCGTAAAGCTTGAAGACATACTCCCACCTCTTATCCTTCCGCAAGAGTTTTTCTCTCGACAAGGTATGCCAATCTGTATGATACTCCGCGTTGACAAAAATGATATTGGAGGGATTGAGACGATAGGCAGGAAAAGCTCCTTTGCCTAGGATGTGAAAGCAGATTGATGGAGAGAACTCTAACTCTCTTCCGGTTACATAACAACGATGCTTACGACTCTCCCATAGATGTTTGAAGAGATCCATCTCTCCAGTAGGCTTATACTTTTTTTTGAAATCAGTTCTCTTGAGTCCTTTTGATTTAGGTTTTGCGTCTTCTCTATAGTTTTTACAGAATGCACGATTAAAATCCGTACAAAAACACTCCTCGGCTTGGCACTTCATGGGCGTTGTGTTTAAAACAAATAAGGAGGATTGCTCCCCCTTATATGTAACCTAATAAATAATCAATAAATCTATGAGAAACAATTGAACATTGCAAATATACAAAATAATCTTTTGTAATTACAAATGTTAATAAATTTAATTCTCTTCGTCTGGAACTTCTTCCGTGACCACTTCGTAATTTCCCCACTCAATAGCCTCTTGCTCGTTTAGTGTTTCGATGTAACCGTTCTCGGTAAACATTCTATATTTAGTTATTATCATCGTGCTGTTGTTAAGATATTTTCATAACCGATATAGTCGCAATAAAAACCTCTCGTTGTGATGCCTATTGTTTTTGCAAGTCCTGTTTTCATAAGAACATATCTGCTATTTGATGCAAGCGGAATGTTGGTTGTGTGCGTTGCGATAGCTGTACCATTAACGTAAAATGTAACCGATGTTCCTGCTGCATTAATCTCTATTCTTAACTTATTCCAAGCCGATGCCGTTACTGCCGTTGTTGATGTCGTTAGTGTACGCACTGAGTTAGCAACCGTTACACATTGCCAGTTAGCACTTGCTACCGTTCCATTTGCAGTACCGCCTTCATCGTATGTAATAAATACACCATCTGCTTCTGAGCTATTTGAAATGACTGAGCCAAAGCCAAAAATCATTCTATACCGTTCAAGCGCAGTGCTTAAATTATTTATGTTAATTAACGCTTCGTAGTTCCATGCACCGCCACCAAACCAAAGTTGTGCGGCTCCCGAGCTGCTACAATAATTGATGTAGTTAGTAGCAATTATATTCGTTTGAAAAAACGCTACTCCCTGCTGATTTGTTCTGTTAGGAATCTGTGATCCTACAATTAAACCTAATGAACCACCCGATGCAAATGATTGGCCCCCATCTAACGTTGCGTTAGTTAAAAAGTCCGTAAAGAAAGATACCATTCTTTTGCCCTTGTCAATAAATGACAAAGAATTCACAGCGTCTACCGTTGGGAATTTTACTCCTGTTCCATCTATTGCTAACGAGTTCTGTTTGTTGGCTGCATCTTCGGGGGTGAAGCCTAACGCATTTTGCTTGCCGTTGAATGTAGCCCAATCTGTTGATGATAGCTTTCCTGTATTAGTAGCCGAGGCAATAGGGACATTAAACGTATGAGTAGTTCCTGTTGAGGAGATGGCAAAGTCTGTTCCTGCTGTTCCTGTAGCTAGCGTTTGAACAGCTCCTGCCAATGAGTTAATGGCGGTAATACCTGTACCTGCCAATATACCTGCCTGCTGAGTAACTGTTAAGATTACTGAAGCAGCTGATGGAGGAGGAGATCCTGCGGCATAAAACTGCATTGTTACACTAGCAGCAGCAGTTGTACTCCACATCAACTCATAATATTGACCTCCGACTACATCAAGCAGATAGTTCCATGAAACTACACAATGTCCGTTAACACTACCATGTTTAGCTGGTACTCCAATAAAACCACTTGACCCAGGTACATCTACTCCGTTTAATCGAAGCCAAATAGTTACATCATGTTCTTGATTATCTGTGTTTTGAAACTGGGATGAGAACTGAAGGTTGTATACACCTGTGTGAGCAAAGGTAATTCTTGTTAAATTGGTTCCATTAGTAATTACCGAGATGCCATTGGCTAAATCGATAGTTCTAAATATCATCGGGTAACCGGTATTGCTTACAGCCGCAGTTTGAGTTATGTCATCTTGCCACGCTCCGTAGTACCCTAAAGGGGTTGGAGCAGTTCCTGAAACTAATTCGTGATAAGCACCTGCATCCCAATAGTATGCGATTCCTGTAGACTCGTCAATATATATTACTGAGGGAGTACCTACAGCAGGAAAAGAGAAGTAGTCGGGATAAGCCGCCACAACTCCTCCAACAAAGGTGGGTCCAGGGCAACATCCTTGGATAACGTCTGAAATTAAAAAGGCGTATATGTCGTAAAGTCTACTTACATAAGCATCACTTGTGTCAGATGGGTCTATCCCTGCTGAGTATATCTTATTGCTTGTCGCTCCATAGATGGCAATTACATTAAATACATTGAAAGAGAGAGTCTTTACGCTGTTTGAGAATACAATTGTCTTGGCTGTATTGTTCTCAGATCCAACAGAGACAGAGCTTGTAATGTTGAAAGAATCTACAATATCTGATCCGTTGTAAAACTGGACTATCCCGTTGGTTAAACGCTGTATTTTCGTTACATTTACATTCATTGCTCAAGCATTAGTACAGACGCAATCTCGTCATCGGATGCGTTAATACAAAAATACTGAAAATTATTGTACTTATCTGCCATTTCTGGACTTATTTTAGAAAAGGATTGGCTGTTTACACCAGCTGCTATCATTTTGCCGATCACATACTTAGCATCGGAATGAGTTCGAGATGTTGATGGAATAGGTTCTACCGGTATTTTATATTCCTGAACAGGTGTAGTTATACTATCATCTTCTTTCTTCGGTTCAAAAACACGTTCGGCCTTTCTCTTTTTAAAGCTAGACTTAACCTTGCTGTAGTTTGATTCTCCGTAGAGGAACTCAAAAAATTGCTTGGTTGTTACCCTTTCCGAATCAAACTTTTTCTGAACTTCTTCCAGAGCCTGGCCAATAGGGAAATTAAGGGGCTTACAATACCTACGAAGAGACTTAATAGTACTGCACTTAGAAACCATAATAGGATCCAAGGCATGCTCTTCAGCCACAATCTTCCACGACTTAACTTCATGATATTCTGTTGGTTTTTTATTCTTTTCAAATTGAAATTCTACGGGTATCCCAAGAGCGTTGCAGCACATTACAAGCAACTTAATAGTCGCTATGGCTGTTATCACCTCTCTAGGCCTGTTATCTTCGCAAATAGTTGTAAATGAATCGGATCTTCTCTCTAATCCATTCTCAACAATACTAATGTATCCGCTGATTTTTGCGCTTTTAGGGGAGAGAGACTCTTCCTTAACTAAGGACCATAAAGAATTAGGGTTATTCAGCTGGCCGTTTAAAATCGTGTAAAGATCCATCAGAGCCTTTTCTTCCGAGGAAAGAGAGAACGGTATTTTAAAACTCATGCGTTGTGTTTTTTATTTTTCTTCTTCGGATGGTGTGTCATCCTTCTTCTTGTATCGCGTAAAGATACTCTCAATAACCGTAAGTCCCAAACCTCCTCCTGCTATGACAAGAAGTCCCTCAAACATATAGTCAGGGCATCTGTATGAAGTGAATGTGGCAATGTACGCAAGCGATATGCAAACGAGTAAAGATAATAAAGCACTGACTCTTTTTGTACTCGCATCTCCTTCAGAACTTAGTAGTGATTTTATCCATTTCACTTCTTTTTAGCCATTTTAATTATGGTGTAAATAGAGGCTATACCGGATAAGAAGAGGCAAAACATTTTAAGAGCAAACTCAACATCCAACAACCATGCTGGAACTGATAATAGAATGCTGCTGATTGTACCCGTTACCCCTTCCGCTATTTGTTGTTGGTGATTGCTCATTATGAGAAGTCTTTTTCGTTAAACAATATGCACGAGAAATATTTAACTCCACTATTTTGGCAGAGTGTCATAAACTCGTTAAATTCTTTAGGGTTGTTTCTTACTTGACATCCGGCACTCCACTTATCAATTATTCTGCTAATTGCATTGGCATTTGCACGATGATGGTTAATACCATAGTTACCATAGATAGCTTTACCTATCTGCTCGCTTTTATTGTTTTTATTTGTATCTCTGAATACAGGAAGGGGAGCGTATTGAACTAGAGCCTTGTATTGCTTCTTGTGATATCCTATTACCCATGAGTTTAGGTGCTGACCTTCTGCAAGGACAGCGGTACCTTTTGGGTTCATAAAGTTTTTCAACCAATGCACGCCAGGATTAGTTGTTCCGGTATGCCATGTAACCTGTTCATCATGAACTACCCCCATGACATCATCAAATTGATCGGGAGCGTCATCAGCAGAGCGAATGTTCACCAATTGAAATGGCAACCATTTGTATCCCATCTTAGCGGCAACTACTTTTAATTCTTCTATTGTTGGCTTTTTCATACTTACAAATTTACGTCATTTTGTTATTTGCTTTCAATTTTATTGTCAATAATCTTGAAATAATTAGTTTTTATAGGCTTAACGTTTGTCAATTTATTATTGTATTGATACAAGTCGTAGTAATATCTTTCTAAAGCTTGTTGACCACCTGCCTCGCTAGCTTCATACTTACTGTAATCAGTATCTGTTTCAATTGATTTAGTGATGTAATCAGACACTTCTTGATCGTATTCCTCTTTAGAAAATCCTTCTAAGAATTTACCTGATGCAATATCCTCAAAGAAAGTAAGGTTTTCAAAGTTTAGCTTAGGGTAATCAGTAGGATCAACATCATACTTCATCTTCTTCTTAGCGTCAAACTTTGCTTTCTCAGCCAAGAATTTAATTACAGCATATTTCCCCTCATCGTTTCTATCTTTCAAGGCGTATCTATTATTCTTCAACTCGTCTTGAATATAAGTTTTGAATAAAGAGGTAGCCTCTTGAGTTAAAGCTTGAGATCTTTCTTTCTTCTTCTCTGCGGAAACAAATTTAGAATCGTCTTGTACGGATAGAACACCATTGCCGTTTTGATCAAAGTTTAATACTCCAGCGACCAAATTGTATTTCCCGTCAGATGATAAAATAACTAGATCTTGTTGAATAGCAGTCTCATCTTGAAGTAACTTGATAAAGTCTCTAGAGAATGGAATTTGCTTACCATCCATAGCAAGTATTAAGTTCGTTGCCATGATCGTAGCGGAAAGCATTTTATTTAAGTCAGCAGTCTCCTCGTTGAACAATTTACCACCCTCTTCCCATAAGTCATATATAGTTGCTTTGTTGTGTCCCGGCTCGTCAAGATAATCTTTATATAATTTCTGAGCTTCTTGCATTAACATATATACTGGAGGAACGCTAGTTGCAAATGCTAAAGCGGCATACTTTTCTACAGCATCATATTTTTCAAAGTCAATACCTTTTGTAAAATAAAGAGACTCTAAAACTTCATCAATGGGCTGCTTATCTGCACCCTTCATATTTCGCGCGTATTGCAAAAGAGAGATAGCCATCGCTCTACCAGAAGCACCATATCTCGATGTAGTTACGTTGGCCGCTAAGTTGATACCCATAGAGGCAATCATCTTCCACATCTTATCTGGATTAGTGAACATTTCTAAAGCTTCTTCACCCTTTTTCTTTTCTTTGTCATCATCACTAAAGAAAGCTTTTTCAATACCTTTTACAGCGGCAAATATCACAGTATACATAGTCAAACTTGTAGCTGAAGTGGCAAATTTAAACAATCCTCTTCCTAGATCTGCTCCCTTATTCATTCGGTCATCCTTAGTGACACCTCTTCCAGCTCTCTTAGCTCCGTAAAGCATGTTGCTAACGTCTCTGTATACAAAGTTGTTGAACAAGTTAAGCATTTGAGCGACAGTATCATTTGATGATACAAGACCTTTACTAACGTCAGATTTACTTCCTTTGCCGGTCAATGCCAGATTAGGCACAGTGAATATATCAGGTAACCATCTGTAGTTTGTTCTTGCCTGACCTTTAAACGATCCGCCTTTGATAGATTGAATTCTCTGATCTGCAAATGAGGCAGCTCTATCTAAATCATATTTGTAATCACTATCATCAAAATGTTTAGCTTCAGAATAATCTTCGCCAGTTAGACGTTTGAATTCTGCTCTAAAATATGACATCCATTCTCCAGGAGTTAATGGTGCTGTTAAGTTATGCAATGAAGCGATTGAGTTTTCCAATTGCTGAGAGAAAGTATTCTTTGTAAGGTTTCCTTTCTTAGTAGTTACCTTAACCTTAAAATCCCAGTTTAAATTAGCTACAGGGCTGCTAAATTTATCCATAAGATTTTTAGCTTCTCTGTAAGACTTGGGGTCAAAACCTCTAAGGCTTAAAGTTCTAAAAATACCAGAACCTATATTTGTTAAAGTCTCAGCTGCCGTTCTTCCAATACCAATTAAAAGTTTAGCTGCAAAAGATTTTGTTAACTTTGTTAAGAAGTTATTTGCAGATCTGCTTAATTGATGGTCAACACGATTTCTGTTTGACTGTTGAAGAGCGTTTAATGTTTTGACATCTGCATCTCTTCCTTCCGCTCTAGCCGCCTCTCTTGCGTTTTTAAACACTTCATTAACGTAAGATATTGCGTTGCTGACGTAAAAGTCTCGTGCAGATTCAAAAGCGTTATTTGCTACAAGAGCATCAACATTAAATTGTAAAGGCCCGGCAGGATCTTTTGATACACGACTGTAAGATGATTGAGATCGAACAGTGCCTCCAACAGCACCACCATATCCAAGCTCAACATTAGAATCTTCAGACATTCCTTTTCCAATATATCTACGAGGAGAGTAGAATTCAGTAAGCTCACCGTTAACACCTCTTACAGCGTTAGCGTTGATGATTAACTCGCCAGAAGTTCTATTAGCCTCTCTAAATGCGCCATAAAGTTTCTGCTCACTTTCAGACATCAAAGAAGAAGGGTCGTTAAGATAAGCTTCGTATATCTTTCTATAATCTAACTTGCCGTTCGTCACAAATTCTGGGTTAGACATCAAGTTGTTGTATACGTCTTCTACAATATTCAAGACACCTTCCTCATCGTATATCGCACGCTCGATAGAGTCTGCTTTTAATTGATTGCCCAACCAGTCATTTGTATTCTCGTTATACTGATAAGCTTTATGACCTGAGTCAAGGATATGAGAGAGTATACCAACTCTGTGTTTGAAATATTTCTTAGCACTTACAGAACCTTTTGCAGTCTTAACTCTATCTTTTAAGAATAAGAATTTACGATTTGCAAATGATAAGTCAGCAGTTTTCTTGTAGTAAGAATCTAAAATCTGATTTACCTTGTCGCTCATCTTCTTAAACGATCTGTCGATAGGAGCAACAACATATTGATATAAAGCATCTCCTTCTTTCAATCCAAGAACGTCTTCCCATTGGGCAGCCTCTTCAGACGATAACTTTCTCAACAAAAGATTAACCCCTTTCGTTAACTTTTTATAAATATCACCTAGTTGATTTACAATTCTTAATCCAGCCTCTTGCGATCTAATCTCAACACGATTAACCATTTCACGAACTTCCTTTTCCGGCATGAAGCCGTACTCCATTCTGTCTAAAGCTTCGTTTAATTTTAACAAGTCTTTTACATCTAAGTTCATTAACTCGTTAGCAGACAAGCTTCTTAATCTTTCAAACAAGCTTTTTTGCTCACCAACAAATAAATCGTTAGTAGTAATGCTTGAAATCTTCTGGAACAAATCATCTGTCAAACCTTCTTTCAAAGTGTCAATTTGATCTTGATGATTTGCCTCATAGACTCTCAGTCCATTTTCCATAGTATAAAGATCTCCTGAGGCCCATTGCTCATGCGTAGCGGCATCAATTAAGCCCTGGTTATACAACGAGTCCAAAATTCTTTTAGCCTTGTTTACAGATCTTACAAATGCGGTATACTCCTCTAGCGTGTCAATAGGCATAGACTTGATATCTGTTAGCAGATCAAAATAATCTGCCGGTAGAAATTCTTTCTTGCCTAAATCTGCGCTAAAAGCCTTGTCAGCCAAAGACATATCTAATCCCGTATGATCAGGAACCGGCTTTGCCAATCTAGCAACCGCGTCTAAATAACGATCCATCTCTGCATCAGTCAATAGAGGATTGTTGTCCGTGTCAAACAAAGGAATAGACAAGAATCTTAAAACATCTTCTGTAAATTCATTGTGCCTTCTCTTAAGGGCTGTCTTTCTATTAGAAGCTAAAGCATCCATTTTAGCAGCAAACTCCTTGTTAGCAACAATCTTATCAACATACTGTATGAAGTTGTCAATTTGCTTGTCTGTAAGAGATGTCACTGCACCTGTAGCTCTGTTTACAATAGCTGAAATTTGCTGGCTATTCAACCCACTCAGTTTAGCTAATTTTAAATATTCCTTAACAAAGTATCTAAAACTATTACGTTTGTTTTTCTCGTCAGCCTTAGCTTGCTTAATATTTTCTTTTGTTTGAGATAATTCAGTTCTCAGTTCTTTTAGTTTTTCTTTTAACTTAAACACATCAGGCTTTTCATCACCTCTCTTAGCCTTAAGTTCAGCCTTGTTTATTTTATCCCACTGTGCATTTACAGCGTCTTTTAACTCGTCAACCGTAAAGAACTCCATGCCATCTCTTGTGGCATCAGCAAATGCTTTTTCTATAGCAATAGCTTTTGAAGAGTTATCCATTTCGGAATATATCTTAGCAACAGTAGCAATATCTTCAGCTAATTTATTTTTTAAGTCCCTTTCAATATTCTCCTCAAACTCTCTTTTTTTCCAAGAAGACATATCTCTAAAGCCTTTAATCTTTCTAGCTTTAGCAATCAAGTCATTTACTGTATTTAAAATACCAGCACCTTTCCTTACCTTATCCGCAGACTCGTCAAGAAGTAAACTGTATTCCAATTTATCACTATTATTCATTTGAAGTTTAGTAGTGATGTTTTCCGATTTGCCTGTTGAGGTTTTATTTTTCTCAGCCAATACTTCGTTAGCCTCAAACATTTCTAAAGCTGGGTTGAACTCAATAGAAGAAGGATAATCTTTATCAGGTCTCTGATAAAACTCTCCCTTCATTTTCTCAGTTGTCTCAGCTCTTAAATCTTCACCCCACTTAACAACAATCATTGGATAACCTAAATTAGCCGCTTCTTGAGCAATGAATGCAGCTTGTTTATTAGGATCAAAAGCCTGGCCTGGATACATCTTCTCAAACGTAGCTTTTGCCGCATCATATAAGTTCAATGGATCCTCATTAAAAGGATACACATTATCTTTAGGTATTCTTACAACATAACCATATTTACCTGATACATCTAATACGTCAGGTCGAGTGTAGTACATGCTGATATTTAACCCCGGTCTTTCGTCTTTTCCTGTTCTTGAGGTGTTTTTACCAAAGTACTTAGGATCGATAGAAGATATTTTATTTGGAGAGTAGTGGTAGAACAAGTAATTACCTTGGTCATCCTCGGTCATATGCTTAGTTAACTTAGCATTGTCTACTAAAGATTTAACTTGAGACTTAGACACGAAATTTTTAAATCCTTCCGTATCTTTTTTGGAACCTAATACATGAACTTGTTTATTTGAATCAACCGCTATCTGATCCATCTCTGGAGTTAGCTCGTTAAATTTCTGGTATGCAGGCAATCCGTTCTCATCAACCGGCCCAACATATTCACCTATATATGTATTATTTTCACCTTCCGTTTTAAAGTCAACATAATTATCTTTATCAAGACCCTTGTAAGCAATAATAGCGTCAGCACCGTTTGTTACTTTAGAAACAGTCAACTCTTTAAGACCTGCGTATCCTCTTCTCCAGTTGGCATCTATATCAACTACATGAAAATTATTAACATTAAGAATTGCAGCTGAAATTCTACCTTTGCCACCACCTGTATAGTCAGCAGATTTATTTTTATTAAGTGTCCAATATAAACCCTTGCCTAAGTTCTTAGCCCCTGTACCTTTTTCAGGATCTAAGTCTTCCGCTTCAATCATATCTGAATTTTCAGATCCTCTGTAAAAGATATTTTGCAATAAACTTTTTGGGAAAATATTTTTGAGGTACTCGGCATATTTTTCAACTGTCCCAATAGATTTTAATTCGGGATTTTGTTCAAACACTTCGTTTAAAACTGCACGTTGAGTATCATCTATTTGAGATTTAACTTGAGCTTTAGATTTTATACCAGTATTAATTCTAACTACTGAATAAGGTATATTTCTAGCTCCTGCAAAATTAGCCGCATATTCTAAATCTCTTAAAGGAGTATTATCATTTTCAATTTTTTCTGATGTTCTAACTTCACCATCTTTTACTGAAGATAAAATATCTTTATAATTTTTCCTTTCTGATAACATATGGACAGTTACTCTTTGGCCGTCTTCTGTTTTCATTACTCCTGGATAAGAAATGTGTTTTCTTTTTTTCGCTGGAATATCAGACTCGTCTTCAACAATTAATTTAGAAGGTATTTCAATATAAGCAACTGCCGATTCAATAGGAGCGTTTTCCATAAAACCTTCTTCCTGTACATTGCCTAATCTTTTAGTTGCGGCATCAACTGTTATTTTACCGCTTTTATTTAATGGGATATTTAACTTCTTAGATAAACTACTAAAGTCAATTTCATTAGATTTAAATATTTCAGCTATAATTTTCTTCCCAACATCAACTCTTTTCTTAAAGGTTTCATCGTTAGAGTTTATAAAGTAGTCTTTAATAACACTATGAAGTTCTTTTGCGCTTAATTTTCCGCTAAATAATTTGATCCCCTCATTATCTTTTTCTTCTTTAACTGCCGTATTTAAAGCATTTCTAAATACACTTAATGGTATATCACCATCTTGAACTGCTAACTCTAAAATATCTATAGCAGCAGCCATACCATCTCGACTACTTAATACTTTTAAATCTGTTGATTTAAATACAACTACTCTCACAGGCTTGCCTGGGTATTTGTCAAATATTTTATTTACTAAATTGATAAATGTTTTTGACATCTTAGGAGTTGAAGCCCAGAATGTACCGTCTTTATTATATTTAATAGCAAAGTGCAAACCTCCATTTCCTTCTAATACTACTCTCTTATCTCCTTTTTTATACTTAACGCCATCAACTTCCGTGTCTTTGTCATAAGTGCCGTAAGATAAATCTCCAACCATTTTATTATCAGGGAACATTGATATTACGACCTCACCCTCTAACTCTTCAATCTTTGCATTTTGAACTAAATACCCCTCATCTTCCAATTTTTTCAAATCAGATGCAGGTATAAGATTAGCTTCAAAATTTCCACCTAATGAATATTTTGACTTTACTTCATCAGACGTGTTAACGTTTTCAGCAAATTTATTATCAAGTTTTATTTTTTGACCATAGTAAACTTTGCTTGCAAAAGTCTGGAAGAATTCCATAATCTCTTCTGGAGAAGATGTATCGTCAATAGGCTTAAGATCAGGGCCAAAATACTTAGCAATAAGTTGGTTGATATACTCAGCAATAGACTTTAAGAAAGATTTATTAGCAGGATCAGACTCTTTTAATTGAGACAATAAAGCTGTAACCTCAGAAACATATTCCTCAGCACGCTCAACATCGCTATACTCTTCATTAGAAGCTAAATCAGCAGCGATCTCATCTA